GTCGTCAGTTCCTCCCAACTGGTCCCTCCCAAGAGCAGTGGAGTCAATTCCTTGCTGGATGTATCTTGCAGGAAGGGCTTGCGCCTGGATCTCTTGCAGCAAGCCAATGCGTGCATCGCCACCAAGTTTCTGATAATTGGCATCTGCGGCTCGATAGGCTGCCCGATCTCCCGCGTACTGATCGAACATCTTGTAGCCGGCCTCGCCGCCGTAGCGCTCCATCATCTCAAGACGGGTTAGCGTCATGTCAACCTTTGGCATCAACTCATCACCACGGGTCCTTGCCTGAACGCCGATGCGCAGCGTATCCTTGACGAGTTGCATGAATTCTGCGTCAGTGGTGTCCTTAGTGACCTTGCTGTAATCGAAGCCGAGTTCCCTGAGAGCGTCTGCTGGGTTAGAGAATCCAGAGGCCGCCGTCAAGGCTCTGATGTCTGCGGTCTTTAGCAGGGTTTCTAGTTTGGTAAAGCCGATTCTTGTCTGACCTTCCTCAACGGTTTTGCCGTCGGCCCCTGTTACCCCAGCCTTTACGTCTTCTGCAGAATACGTTGACCTGCCAAAGTCTGGGGTGTCAAACCGCTTAATAACCTGCGAACCGCTGTACAACTTTGGATCAATAAGTGTTCCGAATAGGCCAAGTGGCGAATTTGCGGCGGCAATCTCAAGTTCTTCTATTGTTTTGGACAGTTCCTTTTCTGCGTCCGTTAGTTCTGCCCCTGCAGCGTTTTTACCGTCAATTAACTTAAGTGTATCTTCGTTTTCCATTCGTAGGAGTGCTAGTTTCTGCTTGGCAAGAAGGGTTTCCTCACCAGAGTATCTAGCAAGGGTTTCATAGTCCATACCGGCATTCATGAACTCTGCTTGCTTTATGTCAAATGCGTTCGATCCGCTTCTGCTCCTTCTTTCGTTTTCAAGGTTTTTTCGCATTGCCGCAATTGCTTCGGGAGTTGTTTGAACATCTTCGTTTGTCTCTAGTTGATCAATGAAAGATTTCTTTTGCTGATATTCTTCGTCGCTCATGATGCCGGCCTTACGCAGGTCGCGCTCGTGATTTAACTTGTCTTCGGCTTCCGCTCGATCCTCCTCAGGAATCCCTGTGCTTCCGGTTCTAATCTCTTGAATCCTTCGTTGGTATTCTTCTTCGCTCATCACGCCCATGGAGGCAATGCTCTTCTTCTCGCCAACTGTGTATGCGCCAAAGATGGTGGAAAGGAGATCCTCATCAGTTGGGTCTGTGGTAATTCCTGGGATTCCCCCGCCCTCTTGTATGAACCCTGCTCCGCCGCCAGCAAATTTCTCTCGGGCAATCTCCTTTGCTTGCTCTTCCGTAAAGCCAAGGATCTTGGCCTCTTCCATCAAGGCCTTCTTCTGCCTAATGGCCTCTTCAGATCCAGCAATAGCCTTATCAATGGCATTTCCAACCAACTCAGCAAGTGCTCCGCCAATCATTCCGCCGAGGGCAGCACCAACACCAGGAATTGGAATAAGCGCCTGACCAAGCATTGCCCCTGCAGTTGTTCCGATGCCTTGCGCCATCGCCTGGAATGGACCAGCCTTCTGCCTGAAGACATTAGTCATTTCCTTTGGCAGCATCTCCATAAGCGGCCCAATGATTGGCGCCGTCATAATTGGCGCCATTTCCCCAGCAAGTCTTCGTGCACCAGACGCAAGCCCTGCGGCCACACCGGCCATGCCTATTGCCTTAGACATCCCTCGCATCTTTTGCGCTATGCCGCCAAGGGGTCCCCTTAGCCGCTCGCGCTTCTTGAGTTCCTCTGCACTTACCTTATTTGGACCAAGCGCACCGGTCTCTTCGTCTACGTAATAATATTCCCCATCCCTGGTGTCAATCTCGGCAAGACCAGTCTTCCCGCCGCCGCGCTCAGTCCGCTTGAGCGCCTTCGGCATCTTGTCTTGCACTTTCTTGAACAAATTACCCGCCGCTTGCCCAACCTTCCCGAATATGCCAACCGTGCTCGCCTTAATCGCCGCATCCCCACGAGCGTCTCCAAGAATGCCCTTAATGAACTGCTCTTCCTCTTGCTTGGTGGCAAAGACCTTGCCCTCTGCGTACCTCTTAAGCACCTGAGACATGACAATGTTTTGTACATTTTCTGGCAACTTCTTAATGCCAGCAGCAACACTTGATGGAATGTTGATTGCCCGATCTGCAAAGTCATCAACCTTTAGTTTCTTCGCCTGAGTTGGGTCTACAACGTTTTCCGGCAAGGCGGCGATCTGCTTGTCCGCATCAGCCTGCGTAAGTTTCCCTGCGGCAACCTGACTCTGTATTGCGTCAGTTTTTGTTTTGTCTCTTGTCATTATTGGAACGCCGGCCTCGGCAAGACCACCAACAATCGACATATTGTCTGCCTGACTTCGGCGCGTATCGTCAATGCTTGCCTCTAGCGAAGCAATCGCCTTTGCGCCCTGATCTTGGTCCATTTCCTTGGACTCCACTTTCTTCCTGATCTCTTCAATTCTTGCCTTGGCTGCAACAATCTTCTTCCCTGCTGCCTCAAGTTGCGCAAACGTCTCGTTAAGAATCGTAGAAGTTTCCCTCTGAACAAGAACGGCACTCATCATGTTGTCTAGCGAGTAGGCACCGGCATCGTCATTGATCCCCTCTGTGTCTGTCTTGCCAAGGTCAAGACCAGCAAATCGGAACATTCCGGAAGCAGACCCTTGCTGTCGAAGCCTTGAGGCCTCTTGCAGGTTCTGATATTTAGCCTTCTGATCATCATCAAGGGTTCCGGCGGCAATGGCATCCTTGTTGTCTTTTTCAAACTGTGCCTTCTTCTCATCGGCAAGGTTGAGGTAGTCGTATGTTCCCTCGATGCCCTTGTTAGTAATAACCGGCGAAGTGTGTGGAGCCCCACCCTCGCCGTGTGGCATGTAGAACCCCTCACCAAAGTTTGGCTTAAGGGTATTCTGCATTTGATCCGTTGCTCGTTGGCGTGCGCGGTCGACAGAGAGAAGCCCGATATTTCTTCCAAATACTGTCGTGCCCTCAAGTGCGCGCTGGGCAGCCCTTCCCTTAAGGTCGGTCATGCCGTATGAATTAATCTTCTCGCCCTCGCCCCACCTTACTGCGGCCTTAGACTTATCTGTTGTAACCATGTTGTCTTTATCAAGTAGTTGGCCACGATCGTTGGTCTTAAAGTCTTCCGCCTCAATCTTTGCTCGCTTAAGTTCGTCGTATGCGGCGGCAGTCTTCCTAACCTTGTCGATCTGTGAGTCAATTGCACCGTTAACGCTTCCCCATGCGTCATGAAGGCCATTCATTACCTTGCCAATGAGCGTTCCGGCAATGTTGTAGGCCATCATGGCGGTCTTAAATGCAATAAACAAACCAACGATAACCCCAAGCGGACCAGCAATTGGTGTAATAATCTTTAACAGAACGGACATCGTCATAAGGAATATGGTCAGGAGCGGCATCAGGGCGTTGATCGCCACGGAGAGCCCGGCAATAAATCCAGTCATTGCCCCGCCGCTAAACGCTTCCAAGATAGTCCCAATGCCCTCACCAATAACCATGATCAACTGCTCAATCGCCGGCATAAATGATTTTACAAAATCACCAACAAACAGCGTATTGTTCTTAATCGCCTCTGCAATCCCAGAGATAGCAGCAACAAGCACAGTGACGGTTGCAATGAGCGGGTTTGACGTAATTAACTTGGAGAAGAGGCTAAACGCCAAAGAGGCAACAGCGAGTCCCCTGCCAACATCGTTTGCAAGAATGTCGCCAATTAACTTTAGTCCTGGTCCAAGTTTCCCAACAACTCCGATAACTGCCGCGCCGAATGAGTTTGCCGAATCGCCTGCAGAGGCAAGGCCCTTAACGAAGACGTTAATAAAGATTTGCCCAACGGCTTCAAGCGCTGGCCCGAATGAAGCAAGCGAAGAAATGAATGTCTGCATGCTGGTGCGCACGTCATCAACAAACTTGGTAATCTCGCGCGACTTGAGCATGAACTGACCAACCTCAACGATGGTGTCTCGAACGGAGTTGAACAGCGGCTGGAATGCCGTTGCCATGAAGTTCTGAGACAAGTCCGCAATCGTCGAAAGCGCACCGGTCATTGTCCTTGAGAGTCGATCGGCAGATCCCTGGTACTGCTTATCCATTCCCTCGGTGATTGCTCGCGCTGCCGTAGAACCAATCAAGAATCCGCGCTTTGCAAGGTTTCGGATCAGGCCTTCTGCTCGCTTTGGATCTTCAAGGGTTCTAATCATCTCGTCGATGCTGCCGAATGACTTCTTAAATGATGCGCTATTGAGCATTCCCTGGAGCCTGTCAAACTCTGCTGCCGTCTCTTCCGGGATATCCTTCATGGTCCCAAGTGCGCGCATCTTCATTGCCGTAAGGTCCATCAACAACTTCTCGGAAAGCATTCGGTAGCCAGCAATACCAGCGTTTGCCAACTGCATCATGTCGTTCTGATAGACGCGACCAGCAGAGTTCATTTGTCCAAGCGCGTAGGCAATTCGGTCAATCTTCTCGTCTTCACCACCAAGGGCTGCCACGGCGTTGGAGATAGAGTTGATCATTCCAGGAATTTCGGTCGCCTCAAACCCGAACGCCTTCATCTTAAGTGCGGCCTCTACGAGTGGCTTAAACCTAAACGGCGTGACGTTTGCAATGTTCCTAATCTCCGCGACCATGCCCTCGGCGGCGCCCTTGGTGTAGTTGATGGCGTCAGAGAACTTAACCGCCTGCTCTCGCATGAAGCCAATTTGCACACCGGCCTCATTGAGTTTTGGAACCAGTGCATTGCCAACTGCTGCTCGCGCCTGAAGTGTGTTGGCAAAGAGCGTATTGAATCCAACGGTTGTGTTTTCAAGAACTTGGTTGAATTGGAATACACCGGACTGCAGGTGCTCAAAGATTCCGCCGATCTCTCGGCCCATCTGCTGCAAGACAAGGAAGGTTGCTGCGCGACCAACCTGAGTCTTTACTGTCTTAAGAATACCGACGTTAGCGTCGGTTAGTCTCTGCAGGGTCTCGGTCGCAACCTGCGCCTTCTTGGCGGAATCTTCCAGTGACTTGCCGAATTGACTGTTAGAACCAGCGGCATGGACAATGGCTGGGCTAAGTTCTGCAAAACGATTCTGCAGTGCTGCCAAATCGTTGACGCCCCTAGAAATTTTTTCAGTATCAGGGATAACGGCACGAATCTTGCGCCAGTCATTGCTTGGGTCGTCTGGCGGCATGCCTCCGCCAGTGGCGGTTGGTGGCTTACTTCCGCCTGCGCCGCCCGGCGCATTGCCGGCAGCAACAATTTTTTGCTGATCGGATGTTGTTGTTCTTGTTAAGAATGATGCTGTCTCCCGCGCTTCCGATGAAACGTTTTGCAATGACGCTGCAAGAGCCTCAAGGTCAACTTCTCCCGTTGCCGCCTGCGACTCAAGTCCTTGTAGCGCCGCTTGAATGCGCTGCAGAACACCAGAAACATCAGCGACTTCTTCTGGGGACATGCCAGTGAGTTTTGCCCCAGACTTAACTCGAGCGTCTGGAGTTGTGCCTCTTACATCAGATGGAAGCACTGCTCCCGGGTATCTCGTCCCTCCCTGCTTTAGCGCGTCGGTGCCACTTGCCATTTCTATTGCGTTTATTAAAAACTCTAGTTTTCTTCCGATACCGCTTGGATCACTCTCAAGAAATTGTGCCTTATCCTTTGCGGTCATCCCAGATGTATCTTGCCCTCTTTCTGCTATTTTTTTGTCTGCAATAGCAAGGGTCTCATTAAGAAGATCAATGATTGGGGCAAGTTGTTCTGGGATAATTTGTTTCTGTAGGATTACATCTTTATTATTACGTTCGGCTTCATCATTCGCTGACCCCCTCTTGACTGGCGTGAGATTCACTTGCTCTGCCCGGAGCGCCTCACGTGCCCCGGTAAGAGTTCTTAGTTCGGCGTGGAGCGAGTCAATTTCTTCCGTTACTGGGGCGATTGCCGCCTGGAACTCAACAAGAGCCTGCCTGGCGGCCTCAACATCTTCGGGAAGCGGCTCACCCACTCCGTAATCCGGCTCTTCAGCGGACCTTGCTTCTATATATCCACGAATGTCTTCTATGGTTTGCCGTGGCGCGTCTGCCCCCAAGACATTGACTGGAGGGAGTCCAACCTTCGAAGCAAGATTCTTATTATTGCCATAGTTCTCAACTCCAAGGGCGTGCCTAAACCGTGCAGACTTCCCACTAAATACCATGTCCCTTTCGGTAAAGGCGTTATCCTCGTCTGGCTTAAATCCTTCAGAAATTAACCTCTTGTATTCTTCTGATTCAGGTCCATAAACTTCAGGTACATACTCGTTTGCGTATTCGCCAGTTTTTGTACGCTTTCTTCCTGGCTTCGTTCGCCTAAACCTTGCCTCGCGCTGCGCCATTTCCCTGTCTGTATCTAGTTCAATAGCAACCACTTCATCTGCTAGTTCTTCATTTTCCATCTGCATAAGGACGTCGAAAGCGGCCCGAAGTTTATCTTGTGCGGATACTGCGGCCCCCCTTCGAGCGGAAAACGCTGCACTAATCTTTTCCTGCAACTCTGCTCGCTTCGCGTCAATCGCAGCAATCTCGGCTTCAATCTCTTGGACCTTTGAGACCGAGTCAGTGGTCGCAGCAGTGGCCGCCTCTGTACCGGAGCCTGCAGATACGGGTTCTGGTGCCCCCTGAACGCTTGCCGCCTGCTCCTCTACGGCCGTGGCAACTTCCTCAGTTGCGACAGCGATCTCTTCCTTTGCATCTGCAACTCGCTCGGTAGCGTCCTCGGTGCGCTGGTCTGCAGACTTAATCTCCTCAACAATCTCTGAGGTGTTTGACGTGTCGTCGTCTATGAAGCCATCTTCGGCGTATTCGTCTTCGTCAAAGTCTTCAAACAGGCCAAGTTCGTCTTCTGCTGCCTGAGCAATTTTTTCTGTAGCCTCGGCCTTCCCTTCGGTGGCGTCTGCAGCGGCAGTGGTTGCCTGCACAACTCCAGATGCAGCAGCAACGCGTCGGGCAATCTCATCGCTGGCAACGCCTGTAAGTTCCAAGAATTTGGCGTAGTTGTTCTTTGCCTGTTCGCTAGATGGGTCGTCTTGAATCTGCTGAATGAGCGTCTTTTCAAATTCTGCATCGTCTACGCTGCCGCCGCTGTCGCCTGCCGCCATTGGCATTGTTTCCGTTTCTGGCCTTGGTGGCTCCTCGCTCCAGCCAATCTCGTCTCCCAAGTAGGTTCGTTGCGTGGACATTGCATCGGGATTCTTAATCCCGGTCTCTGGGAATGCAGTTGCCCCGTAACCAGCGCCAGTTCCACGACCCTGCGTGGCATCGGGGGTAATCTCCGCAAGCGACTGCTGCTTCCTTGTCTTGCCAATTTCCATGGCACGACCAAGCGCCGCCTTTCGACCCTTATCGTCACCTTCGAGATAGGGGATTCTTTGCGTAATGTCGATTGCAACCTTGTCACCCTCAACCCAAGAGCCAAGATAAATTTCCTGACCCTCGGCAAGAAGTGTTTTAAGTTCAATAGCGTTTTCTGCAATAATCTTCTGAACAGCGGCTTGGAATTTCTGCCTACGGCGATCATTTTCCTGTTTAATCTCTTCAATCTCTTCGTCTGAAGCATTTCCTGGGACCGTAAGCGGCACTACCTCTGAGGCGGGAACGTTCAGGTTGTACCGCTGCATTCCGCCAACCATGAACCCTGTCTGCGGCGTGTTTTCAGTTACGGTTGGTGATCCATCTGCAGAGCCCTGAAGCCGGTAGGAGGCGCCCTTGTCCGGCATGACGTCGGAAAACATGGTCTTTGACGTTGCGGTTGATATTGATCCAGCGCCAGGAAGCCTGCTGGCAATTTCGGTCTCAGACTCTTCTGGCACTCCTCTGAATCCTACGGACGAGGCGTACTTACCAGCCTTGGTATTTGACCTGGCAGTTGCTTGCTTAGCCATTTCGACCATTGAATATGCGGCTGCAATGATTCCCGATGAACCAAAACCATCATTTCCTAGACTTACTTCTTTCTCTTCCTTGTTGTTTACGTATCCGCCCATGATTCGATAAGCCTCTGCCATTGCCTCATATGGTGAGTTGTTTGCGTAATTGGTCAATACGCTTTGAATGTGCTCGGGCTCAATGCCCATCCGCTCCATTCTTGCCACAAGGGCGGCCCGCAAATCCGCATGGGCATTTGCATCGTACGGGCTGGTGAGAGTGTGCCCAACTTCGTGCGCGGCAGTTCCGCGAATATCTCTTGCGATTCTTGCTTCAGAAAGTTTTGTTTGACCCTTGCGAACAATCCTTCTCGGGACTTGGATTCCACGAACAACGCCGCCGCCGGTATATCCAATTGGTCCAGCAAATCCAGCAACGTTTGAGATCAACCCGCCGGTGCCCCCCTGCGAAGATGGGGACTCTTCCGGGTCGCTAGATCCATACGATACGAATTGAGGCGTTGTAATTGCTGTTAATGCATTTCCAGCAATACCGTTTCTTTGAATCTCTTTTGCAACAACTCCCGCAACAGCCGTTGCATGGGCATCGTCTGTTAGTTTTTCTCCGAGGTGCGTTGTTGATACAAGTTGATCTCCGCCGTCTTCTGTTTGCACTTTTCCAATAGATATTCTTACCCCGGCTTTATCAAGCGCCGCAAGAACCGCTACTGCTGCCTCCCTGGAGACCATGAGAAGGCCCTGCTCTGGTCGCTGCGGACTCTTGTCGGTAAGTTTTGTAATTGGGTTGCTTCTTGTTTCATGTTTTTCCAACCCGCCCCTCCCGTAAAGCCCTTCGGGATTGTCTTGAATCAATTGAGCCACGAGGGTTGCCGGTAGGGCGTTAAACGCCAAGGCATTTATTGCCTGGGGGCCGAAGGAGTCCAAATCTTCTATTGTTCTAATCCTCTTAAATTGCTCCGCCATACCGACTTCGATATCCATTTCTTCTTCGTCTGCATAGCCCGCCTTTAGGCTTGCCTCGAGGTCTTCCACTACTGTTCTGTTTTGCGCATCAAGGTTAATGTCTGATGGGCGAATTGCCTCGGCCTCTCGGTTCATTTCCTTAGAGACGCCGCCCATTCCCTCTTCTTTGTAAGCCATTGGCTCCGGCCCGGAAAGCCCACCAGATGCTCTTGCCCTTCGCATCTCGGCAATGCGAAGGGTCGACTCAGCAACAGCCAACTTTGAGGAGGCGAGTGATGCGTCTGCCTCTTTTGCATCGGCAACGTCTGCCAATTCCGCGTCACCACGTGCGCTGGTGTCAATTTCCCCCTCTTCAAATAGGTTATTAATGTTTTCCGCAAGCCCAAGAATTACCTCTTCGAGCGCAAGTACCTTTTCGACAAAGCCAACAATCTCCCTAGACTTCGTAAGGTCTTGTACCGTCCTGCCAGAACCCTGAATTACTTCACCCTTTTCGTCAGTCTTAAAGCCAACGACAAATGACTCCGTAGCCATTTGCTTCAGTTGTTCAAGTGAAATATCCTTTCCAATTGCCTGAGAAACTTTCTGGCGAATTTCTTCCTGGACGTCAGACTCAAGTTTCTTTGGGCCTTCGTATCCTGGCTCAAATTGTCGCTGATACCTTGAGGGAACTGCTGGGATTACCTCACCAGTCGCCTCATCAAAGCGCGCGGCCTCGCCGTACAACTCCCTGCTGATTACCCCCGCCCTCTTGGTTGGAATTCGCTCCATGCGGAGCGATGGGACGTTCTTGCTTGCCGCATCTGAAATCTCCTTTGCAAGCGCTGGATCACCGATGAGGCCAATGAGATCTGCGGGAATCAAATCTCCACGAGCAATGAGTTCGGCAATAAGCGCTGTGAGTTCCTTCTTTGCGGCATCAGCATCTCGCCTGCCGGAAGTCATAATCTCCGTAGCAAGCCCGCTGATTGCCTGTGCAGATAGGGCAATGCTTTCCGGTGCGCCCCGACCGCTTCGCGGAAGCCTTGCTGCCCCGCTTCCTGGCTCGTCGCCAGTTTGAACTTCGCCAAACCTTTCCATACCAGCAACAACAGCATCTCCACCAGATTCGAGGGCCTTGGTGATTGCAATCAGTTCTCGCGCCAAAGAAAGTTTTGCGTCCTCATCAAGTGAGTCTGTTTTTCTAATAACACCGGCCTCAGATGCGGCGAATCCCCCGCCCGCTGGGACCGCCCTGCCAATAAATTCTGGCGAGAACAGTCGCTGAACAGCAGGGTCTTTTGCCAGTCCGTCAAACTGTGCCGTCAATGAGGCGATCGCTGCTGCTGCCGCAGGGTTGCTGCTCTTTAGTTCTGCGATCTGGTCGTACGCAACCTTCATCAGCCCAAGGTTTGAAGAAAGGTCATCAATATCGCTTTGCTTTACCGACTTCCCCTCTGCAAGTAGGGACGCCATGTCCGCCGTCAATATCTTGGTGGACTCAAATAGTTCCTTCAAGAACTGGATTGCCGCCTCTGCCTCCGCAGGCTTGATGCTAGTCGTATTCATTGCCGCGCCGGCTTCTGTATTGCTTACAACCCTCTTTCGCCTAAACAGATCAAATACTGGGTTCTCTGGCAATCCCGCAACGCCAACGGTTCCCTCAACCTGCTCAGCGGCCCGATTGCCATCAGGGGAACTTGACCTTTCTTTATTTCGACCCGCAAGTGCTGATCCAGAAACTCCAGCAAAACCAAATGGAACTCTTGCTGAAAGGCTTCTTGCCCGGCGCCTCTGCCTAATTGTTGATTCACTTGTTCTACCGGCCAGCAAGTCCAGTGGGTCAGCGCCACCCATTCTCTTGTCGGTAATGCCAAGAATCTCAAAGAACCGTGAAGTCCCAGCCATAGGGTTATCAACCTGTGCCTGCAGTTCCCGTAGCGCTGCTTGCGCCGCAGCAAGTTCCTGCGCCGCTTCGGTAGCGCGCTGCTCGGCGTCGTCTAGCGTTGCCCGAATAATGTCTTCTTTGCTTCTTCCCGTTGCTGCTGATTCGGCATCAGCACGACCCAGTACGCCAGCCTTTTCAATTGCACGGTCCATATCTGATGATGTTTGTCGGCCGCCAGCGCCTCCCGGAAGGCTTCTGTTGTCGCCGCTTAGTTGCGCTCCAATACCTGTGCCGTTAAAAGTGTCCTCAACCTCTTTGAAAATTAGATTTGCTATCAGGGCGTCAGCGTCTTTTGGCTTAACATCATCGCCAAGAATCATTGCCTTAAGGGCTCTTCGGATTGCCCCCTTGAGCGTGTTTATTTCTGGTCCGGTTAGGCCCCTGCCCTCGTCCCGAAGGATTTTGTTTTTAGCCACGCCAGCAAGGCGCTTTGCGGCCTCGTCGATAAAGGCATCGTCAACCGCCGCAGATGACCCCTTTCCAGGGCCGACCATTGCCGCGATTTCGTTATAGGTTGCGTCAAACTCTTCGGCAATGATTTCAATAGCCTCTTCTCGGGTGAGGGTTTTCATAACGGGTTCTTGTGTTATTACTTCCTCACCGTCGACTATAGTTTTCTTTTCCTTAAAAACTTGGTTTCCCTGTTCGTCCATCACTGCTACCTGTTCCTTCATAAACAGGGCGATTTGCCGCTCGTAGAACTCGATTGTTTTTCTTTCCTCCGCGACCGTAAGCCTTGTTCGATCTGACTTAATCTCTTTTGCTACATCATCGCCCTCCTCGCCGGTGCCGACCGCAGATCGACCCGACCTATCCGCTTCACGAACTACCTCTGTCGCGTCGTAAGAGTCATCATCCCCCTCAGTACCCCCGCGCGGAGTGGCGCTACGGACCCCTCTTGACTCGTCTCGCATCTCCAACTCGTCTTCCCCAAGAACATCTTCGGCGGCGGCTCGTACGGCGCTGAGTCGGTCCTTTGCCTCTTGCGCCGCTCTTGTTAGTTCAAGCAGCCTCCTTGCGGCATCGTCCCTCTCTGCGCGCATGGTCTTGAGGTCTTTCTCTATATAGATGCCCTGAGCGTCAAGACCGCTTGGCGATGTCTTGCCGCTTGACGCACTCGCTGCTGATGAGCCTCTCTTAGATGCGCGCGCTCGCTGCGCTCGATCAAACAGTGGGCTTGAGGATTGGCGCTCAGTAATAAGTTCCTGTGCCAATTTTGCCGCAGCACCAGTTCCTTGCTGGGAGATAAAGGAACGGAACTCCTCGATAGTTCCCGCATCAGGAGCGGAGCCGGTCTCCCTGGTTATTCTGGCAATTTCTGTTTGCAGCATCCGATCGGCAATAATCTTCTTCAACTTTGCGGGGTCTACTGATTTTGGCAACTTCAACCCATCAAGCGGATCAGCGCTTAGGAAGTCAGATAGTTCTCTTGTGTATGTAGATTGCCTTGCGCGCGCGGCGGTGAGAAGTCGGGAATTTTCTTCAAGTCGGCGCTCAACTTCCTTGATGTATTCTGGCCCGAGTCCGTGGATCTTGGTCCTGTATATCCTTGGGTTGTCATCTCCTGCGGCAAATCGACGCTCGACGTCCGCTTTTTGCTCCGCTGGGCTTAATGCGCTCTCGTTGTCTCTTGCAATTTCAAGATTTCTTTTAAGGATTGCTTGCTCTTCTATTAGGCGTTGTGCCTCTTCATTTGCCTTCCTGGTCGCCTCACCAACTTCTCGCAAGCGGGACTCACGATCTTTAGCAATTTTGATTGCCTGAGACTCATCGCTAGTCTGAGTACCGAAAACCCGCCTCTGGATTTCCGGGTCCCTTCTTGCGTCAGAGGCCGCATCGGAGGCTCGGCGCTCAAGGTCTGCAATTCTTTGCCTCTCGGCGGCAAGGCGACGTCTTGAACCTTCCCTGCTAATGCCCTCCCGCATTTGGCCTGGCTCCCTCTCAAGCCGAGATGATTTTGTACTTATGGTGTTGCGAACGCTATTGATTTCTTGATCAATAGACTTTCGAATCTCACCGGATGCATTCCTTAGCGCGTCCCGGATGCCGGGACTGGAGGCAAGTCCCTTAATGTCGGCAATCAATGCCGCCTCAATCCCCTTCAGGGGGGAGCCAGAACCCCTCGATCCAAGAAGGGTGGAGATGAAGTCTTTTGCCCCGACGCCATCTCCGTCGGTCATTGTCTTTATTGCTCGGTCCCTAAATTCCCTCAGGACGGCTAGGCGGCGATCAACCTCTGCCTTGAGTTGCGCGTTGCCAGGGTCTGATGCGGTTACGCGCTTAAGTTCTTTTTCGAACTTTGCAAGCCCGAGAAGAATGTTATCAAGTTCTCCCGAGAAATCATCTGGCTTCAAACCGTCCTTTCCAAGGCCGGTTGCAAATGATTCAAGCCCCGGGCCGACAGTTTTTCGAACTTCGTCCAAGGCCACAAAGGCAGCAGCGAGTCCTTGAAGGCTCTTTATTTGCCGTTCAGCAGAGCCCTCCGAAGGGCTTGAGGTAACAGAAACAGCGGCCTGCAATCGCTCAATGGAACTGGCAAGGGCATCAACCTGCGCGGCAGCAGAAACTAAGTCACTGGCATCAGCGCCAAGTTCTAGGATTTCTGGGTCTTGCTGGTTATCAACCATCTACGCTACTTGTCCTTCTGGGATTCAATAATTGCGTTTTCTTTCTGAAGGGTCTCGTTCATGAGGACTGTCTTTGCTTCAGGGGAACCGTACATACCGATCAGGGACTCAATGGAGTGGGTACCGCCCCATTGACCATTATTATTAGCAGATTTTCGGGAAGAAAGCGAGGAGGAAGAGGTCTGCCCCTTGCCCTTGGACCTGTCCTCTGACGCTTCCGCTTGGCTGCGGGCATATTCCCCAAAGATTGCGATTTGTGGAAGCGTTAACGCCAAGAAATCTTCTGGGGTGTAACCATAAGCATCCGCATAGGAGGCCATGATTCCACCCCAGTCAACTTCGGACCAACTTACTCCCCGAGCGCTTTTCCCTCAGCAAGTGCCTCGGCTGGGTCGGTAGGTCCACCCTCCGCCTCTTCTGGGAGAAGTCCACTGCGGCGAAGCACTGAAAGCGCCTCTACCTGCAGGCTCTGGAGGTCGAATCGCTCACCAACTGCGTGCTCGGTAACGCCTGGCTCTTCACGTCGAATGACTAGCCACATGATGAAGCGAAGTACTGTGAAGCGAGTTGTGTCCAACTGGTCAAGTCGGGAATTAAACTTCTCCTCAAGATCCGCAAGATCATTGAGCGTTAGTGCACCCTTGTTCTGAAGGGCCTTAAGGTCTGCCATGGGTAATCTCCTCTATAACTTCCTGCCAAACGGCTTATTCATTGTACAACAAAGTAGGGGGTTAGTGGTAAGAGGCCTCACATAAGGGGAAAGTCCCCCCCCGACCGGCAAGCCGGTCGGGGGGTCCTGAATGCGGCTTACGCCGCAGTCAGATTAGGCCGTAGCCTCGACAAGAAGAATCTTGTCGTTGGCACCCTGCACGTCGCGGTCCGTCACACCCATGAACCCGATGTCCATGGTGGTGATGTCTTCACGCGTGAATGGGAAGGTCAACTTTGGGCTGAACGCCTTGAAAAGGTGAACAGTCACCGTCTTCGTCGGATCGTCCGAACGGGTGTGAACAAACTTGACGTAGATTGGGCGTGGGAGGCCAGAGGCCGTCACGTCGTGGTCATAAGACGTCAAGGTGTCGCGGGCGATAACGCTCGAACGCGTCCAGAAGTTCTGGAGGTTCGCAAGGTTCAACTCGACCTTCTTGGCGTTAAGTTCGCACTTACCACCGTAGTAGGCCTTCTGAATTGCGAAGTTCGACTGACCGTAGAACTCCTTCTCCTGGAACTCAAGAGTAAAATCGACGTCGCCGGCGATTTCGCCGATCTCGTACAACTTCTCCTGGGTCGAAGTTGGCGTGCCGGTTACGTAAGTCGCGCTTGGAACCGTCGAGGCTCCCTCGTACCAATCGGCCACATAAATGCGACCAGATCCTAGTGTAAGCATAGTATTTCTCCTACTCTATTTCATTATTACGCCATATCGGATTATTCTCCGATATTCTAAAGACTTTGCGTCATAGGCATCGCGCTCAAGCATCTTGATGCACAAGTGCACTACTACATCTTGGCCAGACAACCGTTGTCGGTTAACCAGTTCGTCGATCCGCTTCGAGATACTGTTGAGTTCGGTTGTGCCGCTCGCCGACGCAATAAGCACATCCACTACAACTCTCTCGACCGACCTGCCGACTTCACTGTTACCATTTAGGACGGCAATCCTGACCGCCGGGGGTCTACTAGCCCCGACATGGTGAATTGGATAGACCTTCTTGTCGACCGAAGTCCCAGACAACAGGCTTTGCAGCGAGTTATCTGCGCTCAGAACCGAAAAGAACGTCTCATACAATCCCTTCATACAAGAGATATTATACGACATCTCAAAGGGGGTCTAGGCCTACGCCCCCTGCGCAGCAAGTATTTAACTTTATTCTTATTGTGTAATGAGAGAGAATACCCACATGGCAGAAATTGACTACCTTACCGAATGGGCCCACTGGAGGGGTGAAATGACGACTAAACTTAGCGACGTATCTCGCCGCATTGACCACCTTGAAGAGAGCATGGACAAAATCCATACAACCCTGACGGAGATGCGGGAGGAGCAAATTCGCCGAGAGGCAAAGGAGACCCAGCAGAGGTCCATTTTTAAGTGGGCATTCCCTGAGGGGGGTTCTGTTCTGGCCTTGTTGCTGGCCCTATATGCTGTTATCATGCAGGTGTTCGGCAAGTAGCCCGAACCTAGTATGGAGTGTGTATATGTCAATCTTGAGTAAGATCTTTGGTAACAAGAAGACCGCTAAGAAGGCTGCTAAGCCAGCCGTATGGAAGGCACCAAAGGCCAAGGCTGTTAAGCCCGTTGCCAAGGTTGCCAAGCCTGCTGCAAAGGCTTCCAAGCCTGCTGCAAAGGCAGTCGCCAAGAAGTCTAAGAAGGCGTAATCCGCCCTTAGTCCCCCAACCGTACGGGAGGTTTCTATGGCTACGCGCTACTGGACCAACACTGAGCGTAAAGATGCTTTGCATCTTGAGTGGAAGGAATTCCACAAGAAATACCCGGAACGAGAATTCGATTCCTACCGAGTCAAGCGTGACCGTCTTCGCCGGGGCGAAACGGACATAGTGGATGGCCGAAGACTTAATGGGGGGAACAATAAAATGCCAACTCCGTCGTCGATGAAAGAATTAGAACAGATGTCCGATGTTGGGATGGTGAAGTTTAGGAAGATTGACTACGTCTCCCGCATTGGCGCCGTGGCAAAAGATCGTGGCGAACTCATTGTTGCCGCAGGTGACTTCCAGTTTCCATTTGAGGATGGCGATGTGTTTGCATCATTCCTCACCTTCCTTTCCTCGGAGCGACCAGATCAGGTTGTCCTTACCGGAGACATTCTCGACCTCACTGCGGCAAGCGCGTTTGACCGAGACCCCAGGCTGGGCATGTCCATCCAGGACGAACTGCAGCATTGTCACAATCGCCTTGCGGAAATCCGCGCCGCAGCGGGCAAGAACGCAAAGATCATATTCATCTATGGAAATCACGAAGCCAGAATGAGCAAGTGGCTTGCCAGGAAGGCCCCAGAACTTGTTGGCATTACCGATGTCAACGGCGTCGAAATGCTTTCGCTCTCCTCCCTGCTCAGGCTCGAACTGCTCAACATTGAGCCAGCCGTGTACCAGGGAACTGCGTTTGCTGGGCCAGAGAATCTGCGTTCCTATTACCAGATTGCCCCAGATCTTATTGCCACCCACGGAACGTACTCCAGGGCAACTGGCGGTGGCGCCAGCATTATCCCCATTGTGGATGCCGCTGGTGTTTCCGTAGTCGGCGGTCATGACCATTCTCAGGGTCTTGCCTTTAAGACGGTTGGCGGATTTGCTGGCGTTGATGAGCGCAGGCTTGCTGCAATCTCCACAGGCATGATGTGCCGCAGAACCGAACTTGGCTATCTTGCGCAACATCAGGTTAGCCGCTGGGCTGCTGGCTTTGCTGTTATCGAGCGCTTTGGTCAGGGTGCTGGTGAGTGGCAGCCAGACTTTGCCTCGTGGACCGGAAATGAGTTGGTATGGCGCGGCAAGAGGTACAAGGGGAAGCCCTAGCGACCCCTTCTCTCAGCGATGTAGGTTGCTGCCTCGCGCCTAAGGATTCCTGCAACTTGGCTGCGGAAATCTTTAAGCCGAGCGCTCCGGCCCATCTCCTCAATCCCGATTTCAAAAAATCCCTCTCCGCCCTCTGAATAGAATGCATTAATCTCATCAATGTACGTATCGTCTGAATCCTCAACCGGCACCTTTGCGTAGGAAAAACCGTTTCCGTACATTCCTGGCCCCTGCTCGTATTCATACTGCCTCTTCGGCGCTGCCCCATACCTAAAAGACAATCTGCCGTTCCTGCTAATTGAAACTTCGTGGATTGACCCCTCTGCGTCTTCGTACGTTAAGGAGTCCTGTAGTGACCCGGTATCTACGGGGACACCAAGATTTGCCCCGCCGGGTATTCCCTTCATCTGAAGAGGCCTAGAATTCTGGAACCAGGAAGTAAGCGCTCCGGGTCCGTAAAGCGCGGCCACCCAGGCATCAAATAGTTCCTGCATTACTTCTGGCTTATTCTTAATGTAAATCAGTAAAAATGACCGATTTAGTCCAATGTCCCTCATGGCCTGAGCCGTTGCGCGCAGGTCTTTTGCAATTGCGTCTAACTTCTTTCCGCCGCCCGCAGCGGCCATGATGCCGCCAAGGTATATCTGCTTTCTTCCAGCCCTTAGGCTCGGCGGATTTCCCCTGCCCGCCATCAGCGATCTACCCTCTTTGCCCCCAGAATAAGGTGATGACGAAGTCCCTCCCTAATTACTTCGTCAACCTGAAACTGGAGGTTGTCCGCCTCAACTAGGTCTGCAATCGTTGGTTGATTTGTTCCGGTCAAATAGGGGATAAAGAAAAGATACCTTGCCTCTGCTGCCTGGCCTGTGGAAGTATAGAGTTGCGATACTGATTCTTTGCTTTCTGGCTGGTAGTGGCACTTTCCTGACCAGACAGTTGTCAACTCAACTGTAGGCGTTCCGTCTGCCGCGTGGCCTGTTTGCCCAACGCGCTTGATTGTGACCGAGGTGGTGAAGCCCGGTAGGCTCATCGGACATTTACCACGACATAGTCGTCCAGTATGGCGGCCGCAGTCCCTGGGATACCACCAAATCGCACCCCAGGCTCCGGCATGTGACGCTTCATGCTCATTGATCCGACGGTTAGTTCGCTTAGCGCCCCAAGGCCCTGCTTGTCCAGTGAATCCTCAGCAATCAAATGCGCAGTGATAATCGCCGTTGCGTCCTTGACGTCCTCTGGAACCTCCGAGTAGCCGCTGACGTAGGTCAAAACTGCTACCGGCTCAATAAGCCCAAGGTTCACCAGCACGGGGAATAGGGAGTACGTAACGGTCGCAAGGCTAGTAACCTCAAAGTAGTTCCTGTCCTTATTTACAAAGATGTCGTTGACGGTGAATGCCGCACTCTGCTGCGCGCTAACATTTACGTTCAGCGACACAATTGAAACGATAGGTCGACGATACGGGTAGACCCTTCTCGTTGCTTGACTCCACTTGTGCTTCTCTGTGTCTTGTCGCAACTGAAAAGATTGCTGGGTGTAAGAGTCGACGAGACTGCTGGCAACCTTTAGGAAGCGCTCCAACTTTCGGTCGCCCATGTCTGAGCCATCAGCGTTAGTTAGGACGCCCATCTCGTATTCCCGGAACTGATCAACGGTGATGTAGCCCTGCTCTTGGCCCCTGAATGGCGTTGACCACGAGCCTCCGCTGCTCCCCGTGGAGTTGGATGGTCGCCAGGTGTGCCATTGCCCCACGGCAGCGGCGCTGTCGAAATAGTCATAGGCGGAAACAAGTGCCGTCAGGGTAATTACAGCACCAAGGTCAACAAAGGAGCCGGTTCGGCTTGTCGCCTCGGCTGAGGTTGCCGCTCGTCCCAACTGAATGTGGGTATACGAAGCGATAGTCGCTGTGATGCTTGGAACGGGTACTGTTACTTTAATCATGGGTAAATACTATGCCAAATAGGACACCACGTCCATCCGGCTAGTGCCTGCGATGAACGTGGTGTGACTAGTTTTGAGGCTGTTTAGCGGTTCTCGTCCGAGAACACGCGGTCGACATCTCCACGGTCCTGCTTGATCTCACGAGCGCCCATGTCAATAAGTTCCTGGAGGTGCTTACCGAGAACATTGCACTCGTCATTAACAAACTGGTACGTTCGGCCGTCCGAAAGCGCAACTGATGCGTCGCCGATCGGCATGTGAATTCGGTAGATCTTCTTTGGGAGAATCTGCTCCTTTGCAGCCTTTGCAATCACGCGGGAAGCAAGTGCGGCACCGGCCTCTTCAGGCTGCTGCTCCGGCCTTCGTGTCGGGTCAATGTACCGACCATTTTCGTCAATCAACTTGTCACTCATAAACACTCCTTACAAATTAAAAGGGGCCGGGCCTAAGCCCGGCCCCTTTTACTAGAACTGCGCTAAAACGCTATTACGCGAGTGTGACGCGGATCTTGCCGTTGAACTGTGGTCCCTTGTTGGCCAAGCCGTACATGCAGAACTGAATGTACAAGCGGGTCAAGGCACCAGCAACACCGACTGGAATCTCAAGGGTGGTAATCGCGTCGTTCCCAAGGAACGGCATCGACCAAACATCCTCGTCGATTACGTACATGTCGCGGTAGTTTACCGAAGACACGGTGTACGAACCGATTCCGTCGCCAGGGATTGCAAGGAGCGGCAACGAGCCGGCTGGCGTGGCAACATTGCCAAGACCAAGACCTGCGTCAACGCTTCCAGCGCCTGGGTAACGGACCTGTGTGAGCAACTCGTTCGTGTAGGCAGCGTAATCCGTTGGGCTCAAAACGATGGCCGAAGGATTACCGCCGTTGTTCAGGATGCCAGCAACGGTCTCGTTGATAGCAGCCGTATACGACGAGGAGCCCTTGCCGGTGATCACGTTGCCTGCGGAGGCAGCGGATCCCAACAACTTGCGCAGACCGTCGAAGCCGTTCACGTCCCACGCGCCCAACTCCGTTGCGGCACCGGCGCTTGCGGAAGTCGAGGCATTTCCCTGAAGGATCTGCTTCTGCAACTTCTTGGCAATTGCCGTTACTCCGCCTGACAACTCGGTTGCGAGGCCGTGATTACCGGCCGCGCCACCCTGCTGAATGGCGAACTGTGACTTGAGAGAAATACCACGGCGGGTAGCAAGTACCGCGACGTTGGTGGTCTGGCGAGCGTAGACGTTTACGTCATCCGTCACCGTTCCCAACTCCGTCTGGAACACTGCGTCACCGAACGAGGTCTGCTGATTGTAGGCGTGCACCAAGCCGTTTGCAGGCTCCTTGCGCAGGCGCTCAAACAGCGGGAATCGCTTTACGAACAGGGCGTAGAGCATTGGCTCCAAGTCCTGGCGAATAAGTGCAGCACCGCCGCTCGCATCAAGCAACTTAGCGATCTGTGGGTTGGCAACTGCCAAGGTGTTAAGCACCTCGGACGAAGCCTGCTTACCATTCTCGCGGGAAGCCTGAATGTCGAGCATCTCGGTGATCTCGGCGGTGCCCATCTGCTTGAATCGCTTGCGCAACTCGCGCTGAAGAGCAGCACCCTCTGCTGCGTCATATGTCTTTGCAGTCGAATCGGTATCCTTACCGATTACCGCAGGGGTGTGGGAAAGAGCCTCAAGGCCCTTCTCCAGATCCTGCAACTTTTCGTTAATCTCACTCATGATTTATTTCCTTCTTTCAGTCCTGCGCTTCGAGAACGCGCTGGATATATGGATGCAGCCATGTAGCGTCGCTATGTCGCTGCTCCGTAGCCTTGCTAATCAATTTGCGCCCAACCGGTTCGGCCGACAAGCGGTCGATAACCTTCATGGCGCTCTCCAAATCCTTCTCAACCTTGGCCTTCGCGGCAGCGAGTTCGGTGATCTCCTTGCGGAGAGTCTCCACCTCCTGCTGAGCCGTCTTGGCTGCATCGAGTGCTGACTTGGCGACCTCAACGATCTTACCGATATCGTCCGCGTCGGAAGACTTCTCGGCATCGTTCAGGTCTACAATGGGCTCAACGCCCTGGTCTTCGGGGGCCGGTTCGGCGACTGGCTCCTCGATAACCGCATCAATAGGCGCAGCCTCTGCAGGGGCAGCCTCAACGGCAACCTCTTCTGCAACTGGCTCCGCAGCAACTGGCTCTGCAACTGGATCCTCGGTCACACCCTGGAGGGGCGCACCAGTCTCTAGCGCAAGGCGGTTGCTAGTTGCCGAAGCAAGAACCTCTGCAAGAACCTCGGCAACATCAGCCTCTGAGACCTCTCGGTACTCATCAACTGCCGCGTGGGCTTCTGCGTGGATCTCTTCGGCTACTGGCTCAACGGCTGGCTCAACAGCCACCGCTGGCTCGGCCTCAGGGGCGACCTCTGGGGTCTCCTCTGCAACCTGTGGGGCAATCTCTTCAGTCATGTTTTTCTCCAATTCAGCAGAGGTTGAATCCTCTGTCTTATTCTCTTCGTCGGCCTGCTGGCCTTCGACTTCATCAACCTTTGCGACTACATCGTCAAAAGACTTTGTTGCGCGCAATGTCGACATCTTGTGACCAACGATTCGGTCGGTTGGCTTTTCCCCATCATAAATCCTGATCAATACTGCTGGGTCATTTTCCTCAGCATTGATAGAGATTGAAGAATCTGGAACATTGACGCTTCCCTCGCGGACGATCTTCGTGATCTTTCCACGGGCTGCGCCGCCACTAGAACCCCAGGTGACCATATCGCCAACATGGAATTCGCCGTGCGCCTTTACTGCGTCGTCAAGGTCGTGGATTATGGCGTGCTCTACTTCGCTCTCTCCTGGCTTTGAGCGCAGGCTCTTGACTGCGTTGTGCAGGTACGAGCGCTGGTTTGCCGGGATACCGACAACACTCGCCTCAAGAAGGCGAACCTTGTTGATGACGTAGGTGTCGATGCCGCTCTTCTCGTCGCGCTTCTTGTCAGCGTTCTCGACGCGGGCACCAATAGAGAGGCCCAACTTGACGCCGCGCTTAATGGCGCGATAGGCCTGCATTGCCTGGGGATTCTCATCCTCTGGGCAAACCTTTACGTCGATATCAAGGTCATAGACCTCTTCGCCGGTCTCTTCATCCATGCGCTTAACGATGCGGGCATCGGTCGCAGAGCCGAAAAGGTCTTCAGGAACGTTGTAGTTGTGGTTAAGGAAGACGGTCATATTCTGCTTGGCAGTGTCCTCCATGCTCTTCAACGCGGACATTGCCATGGCGTCGCCATGAAGGTCGCGGATAGTCGAGGAGGTAGTTCCGGATACGTAGCGGTCGCCGCTCTCTGTCTCATAAGCCTTAAGAGTTCCGGTAAAAAGTTTAAAGTCCACAGTAATCCCCCCGGGCTGCTTCGGCGACTCTAAGGGTCGCATCTACGTAAGTATCATCATCCCGTCAACCCGTAGTTGACTTGGCGGTTCGCCAACAAGGCGTCCCTGCGAAGATCATACACTCATATTGGGGCATATTACAACATCTTTCAAATATGCGGGGCTGCGTTCCACGTGAAACATCTCCAGAATATCCCATAATCTTGCAATACTGCTACAATATGCCCATGAACGAACCTATATGCCCACTGTGCACAGAGATTAACCATACGGAAAACGAACTGCGTGAGATTACGCTGGCCATTAAGCGACTCCAGAAACAGGCTGCCCCCATCTTCAAGGAGTACATGGCGAACCGCTCCGCCCACCCCAAGTGTGCAAATTGCACGATTTTGACCGGCAAGCATCACCTGGAAAAGAACATCGTCCCAGAGCCCATGGTGCCCCGGGCAAAAGGGCAACGGCGCTATTTAGTCTGCGACGCCTGCTATATTGACCTGCACAAGGCAAAAATGAGCGTTCCCCAGCGGAAGAAGTACAGCCTTGAAGTCAGCGCAATGATCGACCAGGAGATTGCCGACGAGGAGAGCGAATCAATCGAGGGGTCGACAGAAGAGGAGTAGCCATGGGCTACGATATTCAGGGGACGGTTGAGGTAAAGTTCACAGACGGAAACTTTGTTGTGCCACAGTGGTGGACAAGGTACCCTTGCATGCGTGCGGTAACATACGAAGATGGCAAACCAGTCGTTATGCGAACGCTTGCCGAAACAAGAGATTTGATTAATCAGGACATGCTGAATGGTGTCTGGCAAGACGCTTTACGGCGACACCGAAGGGGAACTAGATAGATGGCAGACGAACGCCCCAGCCTTCTGGATCGACTACTTGGTCGAACCGAGCAGGTGGTTACTGCGCCCAAATCCGAAATCGGAATAATCCCGGACTGGGAGAACAGCCCCTACGCCCGTGCCGCAGTCGGGCAGGGCGGCGTAATGAAGCGCAGCGTTGCACAGTTGCGACGCTGGTCCAGAAACAACCCATGGCTTCGCGCGGCGATTAACCTTCGCCGCCAGCAGGTAAGCCGTGCCCGTTGGGACATTGTGGATCTTGACGGTAACTCAACGCCAAACCAGAAGATTGTTGACGAGTTGCGGTACATGTTCCGCCACCCAAACTCACGCGGTGATTCATTCCGTTCGTTTATTGAGCCGGTAGTTGAAGACCTGCTCGTCCTCGATCAGGGGTGCATTGAAGTCGAGTTGACGCGCGGCTCGCGCGCGGGGTCAACCGGCTCCAAGAAGATTGCCAACCTGTGGCCAAAAGACGCAGGCTTTATTGCGTTCGACCAGGACTGGGACGGCACAAAGAAGAATGACCCTCGCTATTTCGAACTGGATGCGACTGGCAAGATTGTTGCCGAGTACCGCAATGATGAAATGGTTGTCTTGATTCACAACCCGGTAACGTATTCCCCACTTGGCCTCTCGCCACTAGAGGTTCTTGCTGAAACCATTGAGGCTGACCTTGCTGCGGCTGCCTATAACTCAAAGTCCGTCATGCAGGCAGCGCCTCCGGGGATCATTGACCTCGGTGAAGGCATTCGCCCCGACCAGGTTGACCAGTTCAAAGCATATTGGGAAGCAGAAATCGGCGGCAAGAGCATGGTTGCAATTGTTGGCGGCGGCAAGGGCGTTAAGTGGACACCGCTTGGCGCGTCAAACCGCGACATGCAGTTTATGGAGTGGCAGATTTATCTGGCGCGGAAGATTTGTGCGGTGTTTGGCGTTCAGCCACAAGACATCGGCATCTCGTTTGACGTAAACCGATCAAGCGCAGAGGTTGGCGCAGCATTTACCGCCGACAACGGCATTGCACCATTGCTCGACCTTATTGCTGAGTACCTGACCCGAGAAATCATTTGGCGCTTTGATGAGACCCTTCGATTTGCCTACACCGATGTTGGCCGAGCAAGCCAGGCCGTTATCGCCGAGTACTACAAGGCTGCACTTGGCGGCCTTCCGTGGCTCCGGATCAATGACGCGCTTAAGGAGCGCGGTCAGGACGGCATCGGCGAGTACGGTGACGAGATTTGGGTAATGTCGCCAAAGGGCTACATGCCAATGTCCCTTTATATTGAATATCTTGAGCAAACATTGCTTGGCGAGAAGCCAGACGAAGAGCCCGAGGGCGAGGGTCCAGACGAAGACGGGCCAGATGAAGATGGCGGCGGCGAAGAAGAGCCGTCCCCAGAGGACGCAACGGACCCAGAGACGATGCGCCCAGAAAATCCACAGATGGGACCGAACCAACAGCCAGCAGACCAGAAGGCCGCTGGTAAGCCTGTAATCACGTGCGACATTGATGGGACGCTAACAACGCCAAGCGGTCCAATCGAAAACACTGTTGATTTCTTGCTTGACCAGGCGGATGAGTTTGCAATCTACATTCTTACCGCACGAAGCGAGAGTAAGCGCGGTGAGACAGAGGCAATGCTGAGCAAGTTTGATGTTCCATACGAGCGACTCATTATGAACGACACAGACGAGTCGCAGCCCGTGTTTAAGAAGCGCGTAATGAAAGAGTTGATGGCAAATAACGACATTGCTTTTGCGATTGAGAACGACGAGGCAGTTCTTGCCGAGTATCGAAAACTTGGCGTGAAGACAATGACTCCGGCCCAGGTTCCCGATGACGAAGAGGAGACTGAAAAGGGTTTGCTTAAGTCAGTTAACCTGACTGTCCCCAATAGCGTCAAGGTTGAGGCCGCTCGCGGGCTTGTCTGGCGCAAGCAGTATGGTCGCGGCGGCATTGGTCCGGGCCAGCGAACTGCGCGAATGCTTATCGGCAATAGGATGACAATTGCTCGCGTCAAGAAGATGGGCGCCTATCTTGCTCGCCATGAAGTGGACAAGAAGGGTGAAGGATTTAGCCCTGGGGAGCCAGGCTATCCATCAGCGGGTCGAATTGCCTGGGCCCTATGGGGCGGTGATGCAGGCAAGTCCTGGACTGCTAAGGTAATGCGGTCGGTAGAGGCAGAAGAGCGCAAGGACTGACCCAAAGCCTGCACTGGCTATGAGGTTAAAGAGGAGAAGACATGACGCAGGAATCCGAAGAGGAAAAGATTAAGAAGGTTCTTGTTAGCCTTGGGTACAGCCCCGATGGCATGACAGAAGCGGAGATGGAAGAGTTCTTTCAGCCGCGCGTCACAATCGCTCGCAACCCAGGCGATTGGCCGAGCGCACTAGAGGAAGAGATTTATGTTCGTGCTGGGCTTGGCTTCTACGAAAAGGACAGCCGCTTTAGTTTTACCTACGCACAGTCACCGGAACTAAAAGATTCCTCGGCATATAGCGAACTGCAAAACCGGGGACTAATCAGCGATCGTGGCCTGCCAAGAAACCCTAGAACTGGCCTTGAGTTAGACGGAAAAACCCGTTGAGCAAGCAGGAGATGTACCACAAGCAGCCTTGCTTTTGCCTTCCGTGTAAAATGATTCGTGTCGATGAGGCACCAATTAGTAAGACCGAAAAGAAGGTAAAGCGTGTTAAGAAATCCGTTTCGAAGAAACAAGCCGGAAGTTGATGCTCCCGCCGAAGAGGCGGTTGAGGCAGGCTCCGAAGAAACAGCAAAATTAACGGTTGATGTGCTTTTGATGCAAACTTCTGGAGAACTAAACAAACTGGGCGTAATGTATGCCGTTGCCAGCATTGCAACGGGCGACCAGCAGGCAGTCCTTGCACTGCGCTCCGCATCGCTCCGCCTAGAGAAACTTTCTCGTCAGTTTGAAATGAGCGCCCGTCTACTTTCCAGCGGGCAGATTGACGAAGATTAAGTAATATGTCTCACAAAGACCCAGTCACCCCTGAACTGCGCTACGCCGTACTCCGTCGGGATAATGGCTGCGTTGGGCCCAGGGTTGGCATGCCGGAGGAGTGCGGGAGCCAGTTCGGCACTGGCGGACGTATCATTTTGGAGATAGATCATGTAAACTCTGCTGGGTTTGGGAAGCGTGGCCCTAGCACCGAGCAGAATTGCCTTGTGCTGTGCGGTTGGCACCATCGAATGAAGACGGAATCCTCAAAGCGCTGGCGTCCGTTATTGAATGATTATTTGGAGAACTACAATGGCTAGATTTGCAGAAGAGTTGTCGAGACTAAACGCTATATGCCAGTGGGCTCAGTGCCCTAACCGCGTGCGTATCAACGACAAGACGGCAGCCATCAAGAACCTTGGCCCAGTCCTCCAGTTGGGCGCCATGCAACTGCATGTTTCGTGCGCAGAAGCCCGAAATCGCACGGGCGAACCATATCGCTCTTGACGATACGGTCGTGGTACCTCATACTCACCGCCTATGGAGAACAGTGAGGTCAAACAGTCGGGTTTTCGGTGCCGCGACTGCGGCGGCCCAACATCAACCGAAACCACTATTCGATGCTGGGATTGCGCATTGAAAAGCAAGAAGTCGAACTGGCACAGTGCGGCCTTGATTCGCGCAAAAGACATCATGGCTAAGCGAGATGCTGGGATGACTATGGTAGAAATTGCAGCAACGCTAGGCGTATCTCGACAGCGCGTATATCAAATGGTTGAAATTGCTGGTTTGAAGGCGCGCCGAGACACTCGTGGCGGCTGGAGAGGGGGAAAGAAAAATGACAATGGTTGATGACATTTCTCAGGACGAGGAGATTGCTTGGCTTCTGCGCGGACGATTCCTTGCAGATGCGATCCTTGAAAGGATTAAGTCCCCAAGGTCGCATCTTGAAACAGAAACGCTGCAGTCGGCTAGATCTTTGGTTGAAAGCGCCGTGGACGCAGAAATTCACGGAGACCAACTTGCCGGTGCAGATCCAAGGTGCCGGCAACTGATTAGCGAGGGGGCGTTCCTTGCTTACAATGAATGGGCAACAAAAGACATGGTATTTAGTGAGGAAACACAAAGTGAGTAAGCAGAGCGGTTTAGACAACGTCAAGAAGCGCCAGGTTCAGCGAGAAACTACCCAAAAGGTGTGGGCTATCATTGCCGCTTCTGGCGTAAAGCGCAGATGGGTTGCGAAGCATCTGGGTATTTCATACGGGTATTTGAATCAGGTTCAGTACGGGCAGAGCCCAATGACTGATTCGCTTCGCAAGAAGTTGAGTACCTACTTGGGGCGACCCGAGTCGGAATTGTTTGTAGAGATTGAAGAGGAGGCAGAGTAATGGCATTCGATAAGAGCGCACTAAAGGATTACGTTGATGTCGCGGAGCGCATTCGCGCATGGTATGACGCATACCCAAACGGTCGCATTGAGACCCGCATCGTCGAGCACAACGAGAAGCGCGTGGTCATTGAGGCTCGCGCTTACCGTGGCGTGAAGGGCGACAACGCCCCAGACGATGAACTTGGTTTTATGGACGACCGACCCGCTGGTGTTGGCCACAGCGCCATGCAGATTCCAGGGGCAACGCCATACACCCGTGGTTCGGAGATTGAGAACTGCGAGACGTCAGCAGTTGGTCGAGCGCTCGTGATGGCAGGACTTCCGTCTAAGCGTGTCGCGTCAGACGACGAGATTCGCGCGAAGCGAGAGGACTCCCCACGAGAGACCGACTCTGATGGCGTGATCAAGGAAACGAAGACCAAGAAGGTTGCAGCAAAGCCAACTGAGCAGGAGCAGGTTGCCGCTGACGAGTGGTCGTCAACGATTGCAAGCGCGACTTCGGTTGATGAACTGAGCAAGATTGGTCTCGACATTAGCAAGACGTCGCTTGGCGTTGATGCGCGCAAGTATCTTGCGGATGTCTACAAAGCAAAGCGTGAGGCGCTTACCCAGTGAGTAGCGCGCCGTTTCCAGACCTTGGCGGTCACGGAATCATTGAGCGCAACCCTACCTATATCAGCGTAAGTGAGTTGCGAGAGTATCTCTCGTGCCCACTGCGCTGGTGGTACAAGTACAGGATGGGCCTGTGGACCGAGCGAACGACACCGTTCTTTGCCCTGGGCACCGCAGTGCATTCTGGCCTAGCGCTTTGGTATGGCAATAAGTCCAACAAGTTGTCCGGCGGCAAGGCAAAGGAATTTGCGCTGCGAGGATTCTCCGATACCTATCAGAAAGAGGCGGAGAAAGTGGACTGGTCGCTAGAGACCACGCGCAACATCTTGACGGACAGCGCGACGGGTCAGGAGATGCTGGAGGCAGCAATTACTGCAGGTGATAACTGGACCCCGCACCAGGATGGCGGCATTGAGAAAACGTTTATGGCCGATATCAAGCACAGCAAGTTGGGCACGCTCCCCATTCAACTAAAGGCAACCGTCGACATGTTGCTTGATAACAAAAATGTTGTTGAGCACAAGACGGCAGAGCGCAAGTGGGAGCAGGGTCGAGAGCACGGAGACATCCAGGCAACAGCCTACGCTTTGGCAGTGCGCGATAACTTTGGGCACGACCCAGAGGTCACGTTCAACATCATCAGCAAGTCCGCGAAGGGCCCAAACGTTGACCGGCGCGTCACACGAAGGAGCCAAGACCAGATCGATCGCCTGTACATTCAGGTTCGATCGTTCCTTGATGCGCGCGAGAAGGGTGCGGTCTACCCGAACCCAACAGCGTTCATCCATGAGAAGTGCGAGTTCCGTGCGCTATGCGACAAGTGGGAGAGCCACCCGCAGCAGTTGCCAGACTCGCGTCGCGCGCTGAAGGTTCTTCTCCCGACCCTTGCCGACAATGCAGTGAAGACACTGCAAGACCCACCAAGGATTCGATAATGTCGTCGGCGGCGTATGTTGACTTCTACGACATCCTTCCGCCAAAGTGCGAGCACGATCCGTATCAGAAAGACTGCGTCGCCTGTGCGGTACGCGTGTTGAATATGTATCTTCCAGCGACAATGATGCTTTCAGTTGAATCAAAACCTGGCTCCTATCAGGCGCAGGCTTCTGACCGTGAGGGATTCTTCCGAGTGATTGCCAGCGGTTTGACACCAGCAGAAGCACTCGTTAATCTTCGCAGCCCACTGGCAATGATTACCTTCCTGGACACATCGGATAAGGGGAAAGAATAATGATGCCAGATGAGTACGGATATCAGCCGTGCGAAGACTGCGGCGACGAGACAAGCGAGACGCTAAAGTCGGGCACAGGGCTCGGTGTGTGGAGATGCGAGAAGTGCCACAACATTGCAACATGCGGATGTGAACTCTGCATCGCGGAGGGAGGCCACTAAATTGACCGACTACAAGGACATTCCGTTCTTTCCTGAAGATCTCGTTGCAAACGAGGTTGTCCGACGCGTGTGGTGGCGCTGCTATAGCGACCTGCCAAAGCACAAGAAGTTGTGGCGACTCCCAGATAACAACGCACGCTGGGCGTGGGTCGTCATGCTGTGCGCAGCATCGGAGACGCACGGCGTATTTGAATCTGATCAGCACATCGAAGCCGTCATCGGCACGCAGAACGCCAAGTGGCTCGCCGTATTCCGACGGGTTGGACTGCTTGATGGGCTGGTCATTCACGATTGGGACGAGTGGCAGGAGACCCCACAGGATGCATCACGCGCAGAGCGACTGAAGAAGTCTGCCCAAGCACGAGAGCGATACGAGCGACTAGAACTTAATCACGTCGAAGACAGCCCCGTCCCAGTCCGCACCATGAAGGAGTGGCTGGAGTACGTGGTCGGTGGGCCAAATCCGCAGGGCAGGCTGACCGAATTCATCGCAGCGCAGTTCGGCATCATTCCCGACAAGAATGATTACGGTCGCGTGGCACGACTTATCAAGTCCTATCCGGGCGGAATCCCCGCGCTCATGTCTGCGGTATGCGAGGCTGCACTACGTGATGTGAAGGGGGACTACATTGCGTACATCACCAAACTCGGTCAGGGTCGAGCCAAGTTCGGCGCCACGGTCCCTGCCACCACGCGAAACGAAAGCCGGGATTCTTTCGTCGAATAACAAACACATGCAAACAATCTTCCGTCGCGGACGGAAGATTGAGAATGGAGGTGAGGCATGCATGCCGAAACGACCCCGCCGCAGGCGGGAAGACTCGTAAAAATTTTAGAAAAAGTAGGGATTCCGCAGCGTCACGCTGCCTCATCCCTTTCTACCTGGATTGATCGTCCTGGCACGGAGAAAGGGCTCAATGCTGCACAGGAATGGATTACCAGCCCACTGTCAGATCAGGGCTTCATGCTCTTGGGTACCCCAGGCACAGGCAAGACACACCTAGCGGTAGCAGCACTACGGGGTAAGACAGAGGCATGGCTGGCAGAGCAGGATGCGGATGCGAAACGCGACATCTACTACCAGCCCTCAGCACAACCAGTCCATAAGATGCGCTTCCTCAACGTCCCGCTGTTCCTGGAGCGTCTGCGCTCGCAAATGCGCTACTCGGATGGTGAGGCATCGCAACTCTTCGAATACTGCCTCGACAAGGCATCTGTGGTCGTCCTCGACGACTTGGGCAAAGAGCGAGCGACCGATTGGGCCTCCGAAAAACTGTACGTGCTGATTGAGAGCAGGTATAGTGCCTGCAAGCCCACGATTGCTACCAGTAATCGCACGCTTGATGAATTGGATGATCTTGGCTATGGCCCAGCAATCTCTCGGCTCCAACAGACATGCAGAGTCGTCCGTATGGACGCCCCCGACTATCGCCCTCGTGCGCGAGCCGCTGAGGATACGGCTGCTCGGTAGGCCCCCCTCCTGGAATGCGGCATACCGTGCGCATGGCAGCATCGTCTACAAAACACGGATTGCAAAAGACTGGAAAACCCTGATAGAATCGTTGGTGCGGGCCAGGGCGCTCGAGACACTCTGGTCCGCAAAAGAAGAGAGGACAATCGTCGACATTAGTATCAGCCTGAAGAGGCCGATGGATGCCGACAATATCCTGAAACTCACGCTTGATGCCGTTGCATCAGGTTTGGGTATGAATGATCGGTGGTTCTTGCCAAGGGTCTGGTCTCTCCAGACACAGCAAGACACCGAATATGTAGACCTGTCGATATGGCAGGAAGGAGACATCGGATGATTAAGGTCACACTTCTCGGGCGCGTCGGGAGCGACCCAGTACTCCGCACCACGAAGACCGGCAAGACCGTTGCCAACTTCAGTGTTGCAGACAACCAGAAAGAGGCAGGAGAGCAGAAGACCACGTGGTACAGCGTCTCATGCTGGGATGCAAAGGCAGAAATTGCCGAGAAAATCGTCCGTAAGGGCGACTTGGTCTATGTCGAAGGCGTCCCTACGGTCTCATCGTGGACCGACAAGCAGGGCGCAGCACGCAACGAAATTTCGATTTCGTGCCGCTTCCTCCAGGTCGAGAAGCAGAAGAAGGACGGCCCTTCGCAGGAGACTGTCGGGTCGACCCAGTCTGCTAATATCAACGACGACATCGACATTCCGTTCTAGGGTCATCACGCCCCAGATGCGCCTCTGAAGTCATCACAACTTCGGAGGGAGATGTACTCAACCCCCAGGGGAAACCTTGGGGGTTGTTTTTCCCCCAAAACAGCCTAAGGAGCCCACCATGCACCAAGACAGCCCTTCCACCCAAATCGCCGCTCTCCGTGGCTCTAAGGACCTTCTCCTGGAGTTCTGGGCCCCTTGGTGCGAGCCGTGTAAGCGCACGATGCCAGAAGTAGACCGTTTCGCAGCCCACAACCCTGACATCACCGTCATCAAAGTCAACGTGGATACCGAGCGAGCCCTCACTACGGAGTGGGAAGTACGCACTATCCCGATGATGGTCTACGTACCGGTAGACGGAGCCCCACGCGCGATCCTTGGCTTTACCCGTGCCGAAGATATCGAAAAAAAAATTAGGGGATAGGGGTATCAGGGGGGTTCTTTCCCAGCGGGAAGTAGGGGGTTGACACTCGATCCTTGCGTTTGGGAGAAAAAATCTAGGTGCAGCCTTTACACGCCGCAACCCCCCGCCCTGAACGGGCGAGGGGGTTGGGCACTATGAGCGCGCCTATAACGCGCCACCTAATAGATCGCCGATAACGCCGCCGACAAAAACGACGACGATGATGATGATGAGCACTTCCACGATTTCTCCATTTCTGGCGGCGACGCGCCGCCCCGAAGGGCGACGCGCCGCGCGCCGCTAGAACTTGTTTAGCATCTCCACGCGAGCCGCTGCGAGGGCTGCGTGAGCATCGCACGCGGCATCCTGCCGCGTGAATCGCGTGATCGCCGAGCCGTCAAGCGACGCTGTGCGCTTCGCTGCGTGCCAAGCGGTTTCCACGATCCACGACGCCGCCGCGCCGCAAGTTCGTGGCGTCTTGCCGAAGGCTTCGTGCCGCACCATTACGACTGCGCCGCAAACGCGCGGCTGCTGCTCTGGCAGTTTTGTGATCCTCATCGTGAACCCCCTTCGTATTGTTGCGCGGGGCATCTCCCCGACTCCTATACAATGCCAGACGCCGAAACCTACTATGGAGCAGGGGCGCGGCGCGGCGTGCTGCGGCGTGCTGCGGCGTGCGGCATCGCTGCGGTGTCTGGCGCGGTGTCTGGGGTGTCGCGCATTACGCATTACACATAACGGATAACACATAACGGATAACACCTAACGCATAACGGATAACGCATAGGGCATAACGAAGAAGCGGCGACGACCCCCGAAGGGATCGCCGCCGCTCTTCTTCATCGCACGATGGCGACGACGAGGTGCGCCAAGAAATACGCCGCCGCCGCGCTGATGGCGTACCACGCCATACGCCCGACGAAGGCGCGATTCTTGCGCTCCTGCTCAATCTCCGCATAGGTGCGAAGGCTGATGATTGTTTTCCGATTCATACTTTCCCTCTCTCTCTGCGACGACGCGCCGCCCCGAAGGGCGACGCGCCGCCGCGCTCTACTTTACAAACTCCTCGCCGTTCACAACGACCGACGAGATGCGCTCTAAACCATAGGCGCGGTGTGAGTGCCGCTCGCCCTTGCCGTAGCACGACGATCCTTCGCGGGAAGCGTAGGGGCAAGCCGTTGCCTCGCCGTACTCGTTCATCGCGTAGACGAGGAAGCCGAGCGACTGCGTGCCCTTCTTGGATAGGCGTACTGGATCGCCGCCGCCCCACGCGGGATCGGGGCGACCGCTGACGCGCACGACCGAGATCGTGCCGCCGTCTACCTCGTGCGTGCTGATTGTCTGCTGCGCGGCGAAGGTGTGCCCTTCTACGCTCTTACCCTTTGCGTCAATGGCGCGCTTCACGAGCACCTTCTCGCTCGTTGGAAGCGTGCTCGCCACGAGGGTAAACACGCGCCCCTTCGCCGCTGCGATTGCGGCGTGAATCTGCTCTGCCGTTGCCATAGTGCGCTCTCCTTTCATACTGCGGGGAAGCCCCCCGACTCCTTTACAATGCCACACCCCTACGCTGAATCCACCGACTAGGCGAGGTGCTCCCCGAAGGTGAAGCGCACGCCGAAGCGCGGCGGATTCTTTCGGATTGGGTTATGGGGATACGGGTACGGGTAAGCGTATACACATAACACATAACCCATAACCCATAACCCATAACACATAGCCCAGAAACACAAAGAGGCGACACCCCCGAAGGGATGCCGCCTCTTGCCGTTGCCCCTTTGTGCGCTACCTGCTCTGTGGTTCGTAGGTGTCCATCCACTCGCCGCAGAGTTTCGTGCGCTCTACTGCCTCTGCGCCCTTCGCAGTCCTGCTGCTCGTTTCTGGGTCGTTAGTCCAAGCGCGAACCTGCGCGATGGTGAGTCCATCGGCGATGGTTTCGCTTGGATACCGACCCGACGCAAACACGCGAACGATTCGGAATAGCGTTTCCATCCTGTACCCCTTTCGCTGTGAGCGGCGTCTGCCTCTCTATCTGTACAAT